CGAAAGTGAGGAAATCGTGATCGAGGATATCGTCAAGTTCATCTGTCTTATGCAAGGGGCACTCGTTGTTGGCTTGGCTGTCGTGACAATAATATTCTACAATGGCGAGCTACGGATGCGGCACATACTTTATATGTCTGCCTCTTACACGATGCTGACATTGTTGGTAATTGTCGAAAGCTGGAAATTAGTGGAGTTCGGTACGTTTGCATCTTACGTGATCAAGTTGACCTGCTTCGGTCTTGGTGATTACGGACTCCTCATGATCATGGCGACTGTCCGGGAACGTATTATAAATTCATCAAAGGCGGGGACTTAGACTATTTCCTTGGACTTCGTGCGGCTTGCGCGAGACTACCACCTCCCATACTTGGAGTCCGGCCACCACCATTGTCATCAGGGGTGGGTTCAGACGCATTGCCCATTCTGTGCAGGTGGGGTTAGTGGCTGGCATCTCGGAATCCACATCGAATCCGGTAATGGCCACTGCTGGCGATGCGGCCCGTTGTCAATCTCAAAGATTCTAAGGGTACTGGTACCGGGGGTTGGGATCGGGGAGATCTTTCGCGCCTACGCTACCCGTGTAGGGCCGGGTGTCGATAAGCAGGCCGCTGTTTCGGCAACGGAGCTACTCCAACCCAATGATGTAGGACCTCTGATCGGCCTGCATAAAGACTACCTCATCCGACGAAGGTTCGACCCAGAGGCCCTAGCCCACGACTGGGGCCTCCGGGCTGTGGGGCCATTTGGAGGGGACTGGGCCTGGCGTCTTTTGATTCCTATCTACGATCAGATGGGGGCCGAGGTCAGCTATACCAGCCGAGCCCTCTCCGACGCGCGGGGGCCGCGATACCTCACCCTCAGCAATGAGAAATCCTTAAAGGACCCACGATCCTTGCTCTATGGTGAGCAGCACGTCCAGGAGAATGTAATTCTAGTCGTGGAAGGCCCATCCGATGTTTGGAGAATAGGTCGGGGGGCCGTGGCGACGCTAGGCACGAGTTGGACTAAGGAGCAGGCCGAAAAACTCAGGAAGTACAAGACGCGCCTCATAATGTTTGACAACGAGCGACCCGCGCAGAAGCTAGCTCGGAAGTTAGCTGCGGCCGTAGCGTCAGCCCCCGGAACAACGGAAATCATTACCGGGCTTGTGACAGACCCAGGAGATCTTACGCCATCGGAGGTTGCGGAGCTACGGATGGAGCTTGGTCTATGACCCAAGAAGAGATCAAATCTGCGTTGGAGATTCTTGCAGATCGCAAGCTTCCGATCCCAGCCCGCCTGCTCTGGGTCTACCAATGGCTGGGCGGGTGGCTTGCCGATCAGGAGAGAGTTGATCCTAAGAATTTGTTTGAGGGGGAGCGGTCTTTCTATCGGTATAGTGCCTTGTTACGTGCAAAATCACTGCCACCCGTGTCAGTCACGACTGCCACCCGTGTCAGTCACGACTGCCACCCGTGTCAGTCACGACTGCCACCCGTGTCAGTCGAAAAAGTGACACGGGTGGCAGTCAATAAAAAAGTCAAAAAACACGAGGGTATAGACCCAAACGCAGATTTGACTGACACGGGTGGCACAAAAGGTGGCCCAAAGTCAAACTTGCCCCGCACACAGGGGTGTGTTACTACTTCTTTTTCCAATAAAAAGAACAGACAAGTGATGTGTGCAAAAAAAAACAATGACATCCAAGAAAAACACGGTCAACAAAAGACAGAGGCCGCCCGTGAGGGTAGCATTCTCAAATGGCGGACTATGGCAGAACTGCTTTGCCGCACAGTCCAGGATGTGGAAGGCTTGCGGTATCAAAAGCATTTACAGAAGTGGGAACGTCAATTTAGGGCCCTCCATGCTGACGACGGCGTTCCTACGTCGTTGATTTGGAAAGTGCTCAAATGGTACTGCAAGCAACGCGCGGCCAAGACCGACTCGAAGCTTCCTAAATGCGTCACCGCAAATATGTTTCGCGGGGCCTTCGGGTGGATTAGGGAAAGGTGGGAGCGTGAGGGTGGCTCAACGCCCAAGCCTGACCAGCGCTGGGTCGATGCGGCCCATCAGTCCTTCCGTGATAGGGAGTTTCACCGGACGTCGGTTACGATCGAATCCCTCAGTGGCCTTTATGGGCTCATCAACGAGTGGCAGGAATCGACGATAGCGCGACTCCGTTCAATTAAAGATCTTCGCGAGTTAGATTTTAAGTTTATGTTTGAGGTGCTGAACGCCCGCTCGGACGGGATTAGCCTCCCAGAGCAGCTGGGCCACTATTTGTACCATCGCATCGAGAATTGGGAGGACTGGGGTGGGGATCTCTCCTCGTTCAGGCCCGGTGGCCACGAATTTACGGCCTTCCTTCAACGGAGAGCCAAAGATGTCTGGGGGGAGCGCTTAAGCCCCAACCGTATAGATATTCTCCTACAGGGGGCAAATGCGACGACAGAGAATTGATTCTGGGCTGGAGAAGCAGTTCATCGCTGGGATGATTCTTAGCGACGACTTCCTCGCCGTCGCTAAGAAGATTCTTGAGCCGGACCTTCTCGCGAGCGCCCATCTGAAGCAGATCGCTGGGTGGTGCCTTGAGTATTTTGATACCTATGGGAAGGCCCCCAAGCAATCGATCGAGGCGATCTACTTTGCCTGGCTGGAGAAGGGCGAGAGGTCCAAAGCCGAAACCGATGCGATCTACGGAGTCCTGAGTGAGCTGTCCGGGCAGGTGGGGGAGCCCAACGCCCCGTACCTCCAGGACCAACTTAAGGCTTATCTGACGGGGCGGCGGTTGCATCGGCTTTGTGATGGTCTGGAAGATCATCTTCATCGTGGCGATGTCGAGACGGCCCTTCGCGAGGTGCAGACTTTTGATTCTCCGGAACTAGAATCTGAGATCGGGATTGATCCTCTAAATGACAAGGTGTGGGAAAAGGTGTTTGCGGAGCACGAAGATCCCCTGCTTCACTTCCCAGGGGATGCGGGGCCATTCCTAGACATGACTTGCACGCGGGATGCTTTGATAGGAATTCAGGCTCCGGAGAAGAGGGGGAAGACATTCTGGGCGATCGAGTTTGCTCTCCGTGCTCTCCAGCAGCGCCGTAAGGTTGCTTTTTTTGAGGCGGGCGATCTCAGCGAGGGGCAGATTTTAAGGCGTCTGGTGGTGCGTTTCTCCGGCTTGCCTCTCTGGCCGAATCAGTGCGGTGTTATTCAGATCCCTAGGAAAATCATTCTTACTGGGCGGGATCTGCCGGACATTGAGTATGTGGCTAAGGATTGTCCACATAGTGTTACGCAGGGGGATTGTGCTCCTTCGATCAGGAAGTTCCTGAGAGGTTGTGGAATCTCGGAGGGGCCCCCCTACTTGCTTGTCTCAGCACACCCCACCTCAACACTATCTGTGAGAGATATTGAATCTATCTTGGACGGCTGGGAGAAGAAGAGGGGGTTTGTGCCGGATGTGATTGTGATCGATTACGCGGACATTCTTGCTCCGGAGGATTCGAAGAAGCAGATTCGGGATCAGACAAATGAAACGTGGGCGTCCCTCCGCCGACTTAGCCAATGTCGCAGATGCTTGGTGATAGCCCCCACACAAGCAGATGCCGCGTCCTATGACCAGCACACACAGAGGATGAAGAACTTCTCTGAGGATAAGCGGAAGCTGGCGCATGTGACTGGGATGCTCGGACTCAACCAGACGGACTCCGAGAAGGGTGCGGGGCTGATGCGTCTGAATTGGATTGTGCTCCGCGAGACCTCCTTTGAGACTCGGAGGTGCCTTTACGTGGCACAATGTTTGTCTTTGGGGAGGGTACTTTGTTGTTCTAGACTGGACAATACCAAGGACGCGGTAAAGAGTGCGGGAGGATCGGCCGAGTAGCGAATCTGAGTTAGGAGATAAAGATGTTGAAATCGCAGAAAGAGCTTCTGGCAGAGCAGGCCTGGGATGTGGCGAAGGGTGTCTTTTATCGCGCCCGTAAGTTGTGGATGAATATTGAGGTTGGGGGGAAAATGACCCCTCAGGAGGTGGACAAGGCCTGTGAGGATTGGAAAACGGCTAAGCTGGTCTTTGAAGAGGCGGAGCGCCAGTACTACGCAGCTATTCCGAGCGGCGAGGAGATGGCCGAGGTTGTGCGTGATGCGGAACTGGCGAACCGAGAATAAGGAAGATCATGAACAAGGAATCAGGAGAGTTGAAGTCTTTTGGCCCAGACGAGAATCTTCAGGAGGCGGCCGCCTCCGGCCATTGGGTTGGTATGAGCTGCAAGCCGAAGGCGTCGTGTAGGAAGTGTTACGGACGAGGTCATGAAGGACGGAACACCGAAACCGGTCGTTATGTGATCTGTTCGTGCGTTAGGAAGATTGTCTAGGGGATAGGTAATGAAAATAAATCGTCAGCAGTTTTTGGGTTGCCTTGATACGGCCTCCTTAGCAATATCCGCGCGGGGGGTTATCGATCAATCGAACTGCCTCATCTTCAAGAACGGGAGACTTCTGACATACGATGGGGATGTGAGGATTGATGTTCCTGGGATTGACGGGGTCGCGGGGGCAATTCCATCAGCGGGACTTATCGACCTCGTCAAGAAAATTCCCGACGCCGAGATCGAGGTTCGGCAGGAATCCGATGGGGAATTGATCATTGAGGGTAAGAACAAGAAGGCTGCAATAAGATCTGAGCAGTCGATTGTCATGGACCTGTCAGATATCCCCATTCCTACGAAGTGGGGTAGTTTTAGGGATGGGATTATGAATCATATTCGTAGGGCGGCCGAGACATGCGGCGTTGACGATACGTGGGGGGCCGCTACCTGTGTTCACATCACGAAGGATCTGATTGAGGCGTCCGACAATTTCAGACTGTTTCGATGGGAGGGTAAGACGGGATTCAGGGAGGAGATCTTCTTGCCCGCACATAGTATTTATCTTCTGTCCGACTTTGCTCCGACTGAATTTGCGGCGGCCGGGGGATGGTGCCATTTTAAGGCCAATGGCGCTATTCTTAGCATGAGGGGTAAACTGCTCGATTCCTATCCTGATATGGCCTCACTCTGCACTGATGAGGGGGCGGAGGTCACGCTACCGACCACCCTATCCAAGATTATCGGCAGGGCCTCTATTACAGCCGACGGTAAGGGTTATCAGATGAAGATATCTGTTGATCTCCGTGCTGGGAAGGGGCGGATAAAGTCGAGCAATGAGTATGGATGGTATCGGGAGACATTTGCCTTGAAATATGAGGGACCCGATCTTTCGTTCGATGTCCACCCGACGATCCTCTGGGAGATCGTGCAATTCTCTCCCAAGGTTACAGTGGGGGATAGTAGGATACTGGCGAAGATCGAAGGGGCGATCTTGGTCATTGCGTTGCGAGTCAGGGAGAAGGACGAGCATGAGTAATCATGCAGAAGGCCAAACCCCCTTTGGCTGTACATGCTTCGGACCTCACAACAAAGACAGCGCGACATGTCCAATCAGCTTATGTTTTGTCGACCGGACGCCGTTCTGGACTGGACCGGGTTACCGCGGGGAGTACAATTGTCCTCACGGAGTTGGTCACGGCCTTCACATTCACGGGTGTGATGGGTGTTGCTCAAGACCTGACTTTCCGTTGAAAGGTGCGGTAGACCGTAAGAAGAAACGTATGAGGTTAGCTGCTAATCCACAAAGGAATTAATTGGTGCTATTCAACCTAGCGCGGGGGCCGGTGCTGACTCTTCCGGAGTGCCACCTTTGTGGACTCTATCGGAAGTGTTCATCTCCGAAGATGCCCCCATCGGGTTCTGGCAAGCGGAGAATCCTTTTCATCGGTGAAGCGCCTGGGAAGGATGAGGACCGGCTGGGTAGACAGTTCGTTGGAGTTGCTGGCCAGTATCTTCGCAAGATACTGCTGGAGCTTAAGTGTTCTTTGGACGATTGCCGCATTACCAATTCGATCATTTGCAGACCTCCTGATAACAAGATGTCCGCGAGGTATCATACGTCGTGCGCTCCAAGTCTAAGGAAACTCCTAAGAGATGAGAAATTCGATGTCATAATCACCTTGGGGGAATGGGCCCTGCGACAGACGATCCCAGACGAGGTCGCTCGGTATGGAGGTGGGATGGGGAGGTGGCGGGGATGGGCGATCCCGCTAATTGAATTTGGGTGCTATCTTTGCCCAGTGTATCACCCCTCCTATGTTTTGAGGACTGGAGAAGATCCGATCATCGTAAGGGAGTTCCGCGCCGACCTTAAGGCTGCTCTGGGCCTCCCGAAACTAGCAGCGAGGCCGACACTAACCACCCTAACGTCAAAGATTGAGTTGGTGAAATCACCACACAGTAGATTCATAGATCTGGCTCGAAAGAGCGGGAGTCTGGCATTTGATTATGAGACGACTGGCCTGAAGCCCGATGCCCCCTCCCATAGGATTGTGAGTTGCTCCTTCTGCTTTGAGGGAGAGGACACCTGGGCCTGCAAGATCAATGAAGACGATTTTGCACTTCTAGGTAAGGTGCTGTTCTCTAAGAGGCTGAGGAAGATAGCGTCGAACCTTAAGTTCGAGGAGAGGTGGACGATCTCGAAGCTGGGTCGGGGGGTTGCGGGGTGGTATTGGGATACGATGCTCGCTGCCCACATACTCGACAACAGGCCGGGAACGACCTCGATCAAATTCCAATCATTTGTGAGGCTGGGAGTTGGTGGATGGGAGGAGGGGGTTAAGGAGTATCTAAAGGCAGATAACGCAAATGCTAAGAACCGGATTGAGTCGCTCCCGAACGATGCCCTCCTTACCTACAACGGATTGGATAGTCTGTTGGAGTTTATGGTGATGCTAGACCAGAAGAGGGAGATGGCGGGGTGATTCCGACTACAAGGGACGCCTACCGATTGTTACACCAGGGAGCCCGTGCTTTGGCGCGCGTTGAGTCCTCTGGGATTCGGGTAGACTCCCACTATTTGGATTCGGCGATTATCGAGGCCGGTAAGAAGATCGTGCAGCTTGAGAAGGAATTAATGACCTCGGAGATCGCGGCAGAGTGGAGGAAGATGTTTGGCTACTCGATCAATATCCAATCGAGGGAGCAGCTCGGCCGTGTTCTGTCCGATGTTCTGAAGTTGGATTTACCTAAGACGAAGTCCGGGAGAGTCAGTACGGATGAGAGGTCACTAGCTGGCCTAGATAATCCGTTTGTAAAGGCTTATTTAGGTTTGGCAAGATTCAAGAAGGCGCGGTCTACTTATTTGGTTGGGCTTAGGCGCGAGGTGGTCGATGGCTATGTGCATCCCTTCTTCAATCTCCACACCGTGCAGACCTATCGTTCGAGCTCGGACTCCCCTAATTTCCAGAACTTTCCGGCGCGGGATAAGGAGATGAGGAATCTGATACGCCGGGCTTTCGTTCCTAGGCCCGGCCGACGGCTAGTGGAGGTGGATTTTGGAGGCATAGAGGTTAGGGTTGCCGCCTGCTACCATCGTGATCCGGCAATGCTTGCTTACATCCACGATCCGAGCAAGGACATGCATCGGGATATGGCTGCGCAGTGCTTTTGCATCCCGGAGTCAGAGGTGACAAAAGAGCTGAGATACGCGGCGAAGAGCTTTTTCGTTTTTGCTCAGTTCTATGGGGATTACTACGGACACTGCGCTCCCAAACTATGGGAGTCTATCGCGGAGAACAAGACAGTATCCGGGGTGTCTGTTCGGAAGCTCCTACGTCAAGAGAAGGGGATAAAGGAGTTGGGGGATGTGGAGTGTCCACGAGGGAGCTTCATGGCCCACATCAAGTGTGTGCAGGATGATTTTTGGGGTAGGCGATTCCCTGTCTACGGCCGTTGGCGCAAGGAGTGGGTGAAGTTGTACGAGCGATCCGGCCAACTCCGATTGCTTACTGGGTTCATTTGCCGGGGTTTGAAGAGGAAAAACGAGATCATTAACTACCCGATTCAGGGGTCTGCTTTTCACTGCCTTCTTTGGTCCTTGATCAGGATTGTACTGGTTGAGTTGAAAAAGAGGAAGTTGAAATCCCTGATTGTCGGGCAGATACATGATAGTTTGGTGGGCGACGTTCCAGAAGAAGAAATCGAGGCGTTTGAGGCGATGGTCACGGAGATAATGACTGAGGTTCTACCTTCAGAGTGGAGGTGGATCATCGTTCCATTGACTATCGAGATAACCAAGTATTCGCATTCTTGGGCGGAGAGTGATTGATGGAGCTTTACAAGGAGTTCAGGCCACAGACGTTCGAAGAGGTAGTTGGGCAGTCGACGGCCGTTCAGATGCTGTCTACTATGCTCGATCATAGCAGGCTGCCGCAGTCCATTTTATTTTCAGGGCCGAGTGGGTGCGGTAAGACAACCTTGGCTAGGATTCTGGCGAATGATTCAAGACTCGGCTGCTCGGTTATGGACATCTCGGAGATCAACTCGTCATCGTACAGAGGAGTCGACGGGGTGCGGGAGCTTTCGAGGATGAGCGAGCTCTGTCCAATGGGCAAGAGCCGTGTTTGGATTCTCGACGAAGTCCACAAGCTTACATCAGACGCTCAGCACGCGGCACTGAAGATGCTCGAAGACACCCCGCGCGGGACTTACTTCTTTCTCTGCACGACTAATCCTGAGAAGCTGATAAAGCCTATCCGAACGAGATGTGCGGATGTGAATCTGCCCGCACTCAAGTCGGAAGATCTGGAGAAGCTTCTGGGGCGGGTTGCAAAGTCTATCAAGCTGGATGTCTCCTCGGTAAGCGATGAATTGGTAGACGCGGCCTCCGGGTCCGCGCGGGTTATTCTTGTCTTGCTCGATCGGATTCGCAATGTTCAAAAAGAGAAATGGATCGATCTGATCAAGCTGGGGGATGCGGAGTCCCCACAGGTGATCGAGCTCTGCCGCGCCCTCTTCAAGAAGGAATCATGGAAAAAGGTGGCTGAGATCCTTCGTGGGATTGAGGAGGAGCCGGAGAGTGTGCGATGGGCTGTTTTGGGCTATGCAAATGCCGTTTTGGTAAAGCAGGACAACTCCCATGCTTATGAGATGATCAGGTCGTTCGCAGAGCCGTTTTACGAAACGAAGAAGGCCGGGTTGGTGGCCTCTTGTTATGAGGTGATTCATGGAACTTAAGAGATTCGAAGAGGATCGGAAGATCGATCCAGCATCTCTGGACCTTGTGGCGGCGACGCAGTCGGATGTGTTTTTCTACTGGGCCCAGAAGTCCGTCGAGGCTCGCATGGCCCAGGACCGCTCCAAGCTGAAGTTCGAGTTGGTTGAGAGCAGGCTGAAGGTTCAGGCTAGGTCTAGGCCGGAGGATTTCGGGCTATCGAAGGTGACAGAGGGCAGTCTAGACGAGGTGGTCAAGACTCACGAGGAATATCTTGCCGCTCAGGAGATCTTCTTCATTGCCCGCGAGGAGAGTCTTTTGCTTGACTGGGCTGTTCAGGCATTGGAGCAGAGGAAGCGGATGATCGAGGTTTTGGTGACTTTGCATGGTCAGCAATACTTTGCAGGGCCCGCCACACCGCATGATTTGGTTGAGAATTGGAATACCTACCAGTCTGGTAGGCGGGAGCAGTTGAATGATAGTCAGAGGCGCTTGGGTCGTCGGCCGAATGGCAAGAAAGGGATAGCAAATGAAGAAAGTTAAGAAGGAACGGCGAAGGGTAGATGCCGGTCGTGTTAAGTCTAACGCTGCAGAGGCGAGCGGGGGAGGCCTTTCGTGGCTGCGACTCCCAAAGGGAATTGATTCATATCGTCCGGAGAGAGCCGGTGCGATCCGGCTTGACATCGTACCCTACGAGGTAAAGTCCAAATTCCATCCAGATAGGGTTGAAGCTGGGACGTTGTGGTATAAGTATCCGTTCGCCGTTCATTATTCTGTAGGGGTGAACAACGAGTCGGTTGTATGCCCGGTGTCGGTCGGGAAGAGATGCCCGATGTGCGAACAGCGCGCTAAGCTTGCCAAGAATTGGGATGAGAACGAGGCGGTTGTTCGATCCCTGACTCCGCAGAAGTGGGTTGCTTACAACATCATCGATCCGGAGGACAGCGACGGGATTCGGGTTTTTGTGTTCTCTCGTGGGAAGTTCGCGGAGTTTCTTGAGGGAGAGCTTCTTGAGGGGGACGAGGCGAATCTGAACTTCTACGATGTTACGAGTGATGGCCGGACGGTGAAGGTTAGGTTCTCCGAGGATCAGTACGAGGGGCGGAAGTTTCTTAAGGCCACACGTATTGACTTCCTTCCCCGTGCCGAGATGGACGAGGATGAAGTGCTGTCAAAAGTTGCTTGCCTGGATGAGATTCTTGTTATCCAGGAGTACGAGCAGCTTGAGCGAATGTTCGGCGGGGAAGTGGCGGATGGCGCTGCCCAGTCGAGTGATGAGGATGTAGATGATGACGAGGAGGATGTCCCAGTGCCTAGAGCTAAGAAGATGGCGAATGTAGACGAGGTCGAAGATGATGCGGTCGAGGTAGATGACGAAGAGGATGCTGAGCCGGAGCCGGTTAAGGCCAAGAAGCAAAAGAAGGCCCCGGCCCCCGCCCCCGCCAAGAAGAAGAAGGCTGAAGTCGAAGAGGACGAGGATGATGAGGAAGAGGATGTCGACTTCGACGATGAGGACGAGGACGAAGAGGACGATGATTAGGCTGTTCATCGTGTTTGGGAGTCATCTAACTGGAAAGACCGTTGTCTAGAAGGCGGAATGGGAGTTCGAGTCTCCCCTCCCACTTTAAGGGGAATGTATGGTAGGTGACGAGTTGAAGCAGGCTGAGGATGCAATTTCTTCAGCAGCCGATGGGGACAGGTTGCTAGGACCGCAGCAGGGTGGGCTCGCACTTTCTACAGGGTCCACCCTGCTGAACCTGGCCTGCACAGGTTCGGTGGGTGGTGGGTTTGTACTCGGTAAGTTTTACCTTCTGGTGGGGGATGCCAGTGCTGGCAAAACCTTCCTGGCGATGAGTTGTCTGGCAGAGGCGTGCATTGATCCAGATTTTGAGGCGCACAGACTCATCTACGACAATATCGAGGATGGTTGCCTACTCAATCTTGGTGCTCTGTTCAGCGAGGAGTTGGAGGATCGTGTGGAGCCCCCAAGGATGGGGGACGATGGCCCGATTTATTCCTCAACCATTGAGGAGTTTTACTTCAATCTTGATGATGCTGTCGAGTCAAAGCGACCTTTCATATATGTTTTGGATTCGATGGATGCACTGACGGCGGAAGCTGACAACGAGAAGTTCAAGAAGCTGAAGAAGGCCAGCCGTACTAACACCGAGGTGGCGGGGTCCTACGGTATGGCGAAGGCAAAGCTCAATTCAGAGGGACTGCGTCGCGCTGTCAGCAGTCTCAGGGGGTCCAACTCGATTTTGATTATCCTCTGCCAGACACGGGATAACCTGGGATTTGGGTTTGCCGAGAAGACGCGGGCCGGGGGCCGAGCGCTGAAGTTCTATGCGACGGTTGAGATATGGGCGGCTATCCGGAAGACCATCAAGAAAAACATTCGGGGCAAAAATCGCCAAGTTGGTGTTAAGGTTCTGTGGAAGGTGAAGAAGAATAGGATCACGGGATTACTGCACGACGTCGAGTTTGATATTTACCCATCCTTCGGGATAGACGATATCGGCTCGTGTGTGGATTATCTGATATCGGAAGGGCATTGGAAATCTAGGGGAAACAAGATTCAAGCGGAGGATTTTGGGTTGTGCGCATCGCGGGAAAGAATCATATCGCAGATAGAGTCCGGGGGCCTTGGTGATCAGGTCCGGGAGCTTGTGGGGGAGTGCTGGGATGCCATTGAGTCGGACGGTCGGCTCAAGAGGAAAAACAGATATAAGGTGACTTTGACATGACGAAGATGCCGTGGTTGCTGATCGATGGTGGATGGCTGGCATACCGCGCTATGTGGTCT